TTCAATATGAGTTTGCTCAAAATGTTCCTTATTATAAAAAAATAGTTAAAATATATCCCGGTCAAACTTTTAATCATTCCCACGGTAACTGGGTATATCATCCGTGTTTAACAGATATTTCGGACAAGCAAAAAGCTAAATTATTAAAGAGAAGAATTTCACAATTATCAATCGATCAAAAGCTATATGTTGGATATGATTTTTGATAACATTTATGTTGTTTGGGGCCAAGACCCTTTAAAGAAACAATATATAGAAAACCATTTTGCAAAATGTGGTATAGATAATTATAAATTTGTTCGTAGCTTAGTACCTAAAGACTTTTTTTACGATAAAAATGAGCGGTTCAAATTTACAAGAGAGGAGTGGATCTTGCATCGGTGTAAGAGACAAGGATCTCATATGCCAATGTCCCTCGGAGAAGTTGGTTGTGCGTATGGACACCTTAAAGCATATAAGACTGCGCTCGACGATGGCGCTAAAAAGTTTCTTGTCGTAGAGGATGATATACGATTTAATATTGATATGTGTAATAATGTATTAAATTGGAAAGAATATATACCAACCGATTGGGATATAATTCATTATCATTCATGGAGAAACTTTGACGATGAACTCGCTAAAAAAAGAAAAAAAATAAACAAATATTTTTATTCTGGTTATAAAGAGTTTGCTGGTGCGGTTTGTTATTCTTTAACATCAAGCACAGCTAAACAATTATTAAGTAGATTTTATCCAATACAAGTCGCCGCCGATGGAGCAATTGCATTATTTAGCACAACTAAGTTTGCGCGGAAATATTATAATGCATATGTTTTTAATCCATTTTTAGTTGAGAAGACAGTATTTAATAGTCAAATTGATGAAGAAAAAGCTAAATTCTCAAAATATAAAACTAGAAACCAAAGATATAAGATGCACTGTTGATTTTTTATGTAGATATGTTATTATAGTTGTATGATTTTGAGAGACATTGACATCTATGATGGTAATTTAATTCACAACCGATTTGCTTATAAATATTTCCGGAAGAAAACTTTACCAATTGGTAATATTGTTGCGTTTCGAGCGCCGATGAAGGTCGAAACTGAGGGAATGATTGACAATGAAGACTTACTTAACAACGATTTTATTTATTCTGATGACGCTATTAATTTTTGCTGGGAACTTCCTAATCTTGATCCTCTTGGTGCTGTTTTCTTTCAAAGATTATTTAATACGCAAATTGCGAACTTGTTGTCAACGAAGTACCTCCAAGCTCCCATCGAAGTAGATGGTGATGACTTAATTGTACACAAAGAGTTCGAACAAAATGGAGTAATTCAACCAAAAGGCAAATGTAGTGTCAGTATTACCTATTCAAAGGACAATGTCGCTATAGGTCACACTGCAATTAATGTCACGGCTGGTAGAAATGCACCAGTTTTTGCATATTCCACGAATTTAACCGACGAACAAGCGGAAGAATTCATGAAAATCATCATAGATACCTACTATTCCATGGTGGATGACGCATTTATAGCAACTACAAAGCTGACACTGTGAGAAACAGTTCTATGGTCAAAATTTTTTTGCAAACCCGTGGGTATTTTCCTATTTGGATTTTTGGTCACGTAGGTCAATACCGTGGTCCAAATTTTTTTCGCAAAACTTCGACAAAAATACTTTAAGGAACTAAGACAGTCATGAATTTAATTAAAAGAAGTCCGGTGAGTAGTTTTTTTGACTTTGTTAACAATATTGCTTTCGATAAAGAGCAATTAGATATTAATATTACAGATTCTCAATTATATTCTGCTTATATTACTAATCGATATATTACTTTTCTTAATAAAGAGTCAGCTCTATTAATCAACAATACTATTAATAGATATGGTCTAGTGTTTAATACTGAAATGCATTATAGTTTTTTATTTAACTTGATACCTAAAGTTAAACGTAAATTTATTAGATATGTAAAGAAGAAAAAGGTAGACAAGAGAGATTTCGAGCTATTATCTAATAGACACGAACTCTCACAGAGAGAAATACAATTGTATTCGGAAAATTTTGGCGTAAATATTAGAAAGTATGAACAGTAAGCAACAGAAGCAATATGACAGCGCGTTAGATAAAATGGATTTAACTGAATCTCAACGAGATGCATTCGATCATTCTGTCAAGCGAAGTTTAATTGACCTAGATACATATCAAGATACAGACACATTTAGCTTACATGGCTATAAGCTAAACAGAGTGATGGATGATATTGTGCTTGCGCAATATGTAGATCTATCAGAGGATGGTAGTAGTGTTATTCGAAATGGTATCCATATTCCACTAGCACAGGTTCGTCGAACGTGGAGAATGGCTAGAGTAATATTAGTTGGCCCAAAATGTAATTACACTAAGCCAGGTGATATTGTTTGCTTCCCAGACGATAAAGGTATTAAGGTTGATAATTTGTCTGTTACTGGTTTTGACTCTTCCATTAGGAATTGTTTATTTTTAAATGAGGATAGATTTTTTGGTATATGTGAAGAGATAGAACCGGATGATAATAGGACTGAGTAATTTAAAAAGCATGCTTTTGGCTAAGGTGTGTGAGGTAAAGTTCGCTCGCCGTAACCCCAAGCCTGGGAGACCTGCCTCTCGGAGAATGCTATGTACAAATAATGTTCAATTATTAAATTCAGTCGAAGGTAGAACTGTTTTAAATTACCGACCGCCCCGCCAAGCGCCCGAGTATAATCCTAATCAAGAGAACTTAATCATAACATGGGACATATTGATGCAAGACTTTCGAACAATTAATTGTGATACTGTCGACTTAATAACTACTCTTGAAGCTGACGAGACGTTTTGGGTATATATAAATGAAAAAATCGCGCCGATGTCCGCGCCAGAAAAAATGGCGTTTATGAACACATGAACTTTGACCTTGTAGAATCAACTCTAAAATCTCTATTACTGACTACAGTAAAGATAACATCTAAAAAAAGGACACTTGGCACTGGTCAGATTCAATTATTTGACATTAAAGATTTTAACATTAAGTTGTTATTTACTACCGGAAAGAAATTAGAAATATTATACCCGTTTAATGTTCATAAGCGTAACCGTGTAATTTATTTTGATTATATGCTCAACCATATTCATAAAGATGATGTGTTATGGAGGCCTAGAGTTAATAGGATGATAACAAATCATCGTAATAAGTATTGTGACTTGCTTCTCTCTATAGAGAAGCTATAATATTTGAATGGGTATAAAGAACTTTCCTAAAGGATATCATCCCTCAAGCAGCCAGCAATACGCAATTCCTAATATTGTTGATAGTATGAATGATCACAAATTTGTAATCATTCAAGGACCTACAGGTTGTGGAAAGAGTTTTATAGCTAAAACTATTGCTAATGGTTTAAGCAGACCACCATCAAGACTAACTAAGTTAATTAATAATTATACGGCGTATGAGACTAGTTGGGAGAATGGTAAACTAGTATATGAATACTCAGATGATTTTGCTGGTAAAAGATATGGTACATCTATATTAACTACTACTAAAGCTCTTCAGGATCAATACACTAGAGATTTTAAAGACATAAAAACTCTCAAAGGTAAAGGGTCGTATGTTTGTAATCTTGATGATCGTAGTTCAGCGGACCAAGCACCTTGCATCTTTAGTAGCAAGCTCAAGAAGGAGTGTTGGGATTGTAATCGCTGTGACTACTATGAAGCGCGAAATAAATCTGCTAGTGCGAAGATTAGTGTAGAGAATTATTCAAGCTTTTTCTATAAACCAGAGCATCTAAAACATAGACAACTAATAGTATGTGATGAGGCATCTGAGTTGGAGAACATTATTGTAAGTAGGTTTAGTTGTAGTATTGAAATTGGTCGGCTTAATACATATGGATTTAAATTACCATACACGGTAGATCGAAAACGGTTCTTTAATAACTTATGTACCCTTCAAGCTAGATTAGAGGATAGGTATGTAGAGCTTCTCCGTATGATTGACAAGCGCGGTGATACAGTAAGTGACTATATTAAAAAAGAATATAAATTTATATCTGATCTTAAAGGTGATCTTGTCTTAGTGATTGATACATGGAGTCAGTCTGAGTACATTATTAATAAAAAGTATATACGCAATAAGCAATACATACAATTAATTCCTAAGAAGGTTGACACACTAGCGCAACATATATTTAAATATGCTGATAATATTATTCTAATGTCTGCGACATTTGTTGATTATAGATCTGTTATGAGGAATTTAGGAATAGTAGAGAGTGATTATAAGTATATTGATCTTCCGTCTCATTTCGATCCAAAGAAGTCACCTATACTGTTTGGCTCATTTCAGTTAAATAAAAAGAATCTTGAACAGAGTTTTCCAAAGGTAGTTGATTGTGTGAAAGAGATCCTAGAAGAACATAAAGATGAAAAAGGATTGATACATACTCAATCAAATGTCATTACTAAGATGCTTAAGGATAAGATAAATGATGATAGAATTTTATATAGAATAAGAGGCAATAAAGATAATGTAGACATATTAGCAGAGCACTTACAGACTGACAAGCCTACTGTACTTGCGAGCCCTTCAATGAGCTTTGGAGTAGACTTAAAGGGTGCTACTGCTCGGTTTTGTATTATATTAAAATGTCCATGGCCTGATCTAGGTGATGTTCGTATTAAAGAAATGTCTAAGAGTAATAAAAAATGGTATACTAATAAAATGTTTACTACGTTTATTCAACAATGTGGAAGGTGTACTAGAGATGAAAATGATACTAGTGTTACATATGTTTTAGATGCTGTTGGTATAAGAAATCTAATTCCTTCATACCGGAATTTATTGCCGATGTATTTTACAGATAGGTTTATTTAATAAATATTTACAATGAAAAATCAATACTATGGCTTCGAGCTAAAAGATATGATAAGGCAGTTTATTACCGCCTTTAATAGTATTGTTATAAATCGGTACAATAAAGATAAGGACGTTGTTGATCAGATTAAATGCTCGTTCTATTATGGTCCTAAAGAGAGAGCTATACATGATATAGTTAACAAGGCTGGTTCCTTAAAGCTTCCAGTCGTAGCAATTAATTATGGTTCGATCAGTAGAGACCCGGAGAGAGTCTTTAATAAGATCTCAGGATTTTATTATAGTAAAGCACCAACAGTTAGTGCTGGCGCTTTAGATTCAGATCATTTAAAGACCCCACTTCCAGTAGACGTAGGTATTAATATGTCTATTATGACTAAATTTCAAACTGACATGGATCAGATCATAAGCAATTTTGCTCCATATAATAATCCATATATAGTTATGAGTTGGGTTATACCTACGTCGCAAAACTTAGCTAGTAATTATGAGATTAGATCTGAAGTTTTATGGTCTGGAGATATTAGTTTAGATTATCCTATTGATGTATCTACAACACAACCAGCTAGAGTGATAGCTAATACTAACTTTACAATTAAAGGTTGGTTGTTTAGAGGTCCAGCTGAGTCTGATACTAAGAACATATTTACTATTGATCAAGATTTTGTACCAGTAAGCGGATTTGACTATACCTGATTATGAGTAATTTTATAAATTATACCTCGACACTAACTGACGTAACTTCGTTTAGTGCTAATTATGACCACAGAGCATTATCAGCGCGACCTGAGTTCACAGCTGGTAATACTTATACGACATTGACGTGTGGTTTTTCTAGTGTGACGACCTTCGAAGGTTATAATTTTGATTCAGTACGAGCTGTGTTATTAAGCTCAACAGATAACTCGCTATTATTTACAAGTGCTAATGCTGGTTTTACTAATTTTCCTATTACAGGTTATACTTCTATTTCTAGCTTATGTGACGGTGCTGTGATATCCCCAGCTATATCGGGACTATTAACTAGCAATTATACACTAAATAGTTATAATAGTATGTCTGTAACTTTCCCGATGATTACTGCGACAGGTAGTATTGACATTATACCAATGAATGCTGCTGGGTATGGAAGTTTAGTAAACGACATAAATACAACAATAACAATTAATTAAGATGCCAGACGGACAAAAAGGAACATTTGGAAGAGGGTTACAGAAATTCATTTCTAGTAATTTACCTTATAGATCACCGGCGGCTATTATAGATGACGTA